CGTCAAAGTCTAACGCCAACTTTCCGTTCTCCTTGACCAACGCCCCGCCCGTGTATATCGTAGGTTCGTTAGCTTGCGCCGCCGCTGTCGCATCGTTTCCGTTTCCTGACTGATCCAGCCATTGATACACCGTGCAAGTTGTGCCTGTGCAGAACGAAATAATATCTGCCTCGTTGATGTTTCCTGAACCGTCAAACCCAATCGTTTGAGTAGTAGAATCAGATGCCCTACGAATCACCATGCACTCGGTAATATTGCCGTTCAAACGTCTGACGGAATATGCCGCTTCTGCTCCGCTTCCGTAACTCTCGTTCAATAACCCCGTGAAGGTAGGGGGAGGAGACGGCGCACTCCCTCCACCGTTAAAGGCTAAGGTTTGTGTAGGGCTGACATTTAAAGTAATTGCCGTATTGCTTGACAAATTGAAGTAAGCAGGCGTTTCTAAAACTACTTCAGCATCATTGATTTGAACTACTTGTACTGTTGCACGGATAAACCATTGCTCAATTACATTTGCTTGGCCTGTGCATTGCAAAGAATACGTAGCTGTAGCACCTGCCGATCGCTGATTAATGCCAATGCTGATTGTGCTGTGTGTGCCTCCGTCACTCTCACTATTTATAATTGTTGGGTTGCCTATTGTTCGTAGAGTACAACCTACTGCGGCTGATGACCTTGTGTTAGCTATAGCTGTACGCGCCGTAAAGTTTGCTGTGTTTCCTAACGTTCCATTGCCTCCCCCTACTTCAATTGTCGTAATGTCGTATGTGATATACGTTATGCTGTCATCGCCTACATTAAACAACGATAGCCCTTGATTACTTGCAGCTGCAACTGCTGAAGCACTTGTTGTTTGTGCAAACAATTCTAAGCTATATGTGCCGCCCGATATTTCAGTAGAATTAAAAGCCTGCACAGGAACGTTTGTCCCTATACCCAATCCTGTTTGTGCGTTTATAAATCCGCTAATAGGTTCAGGGTAAGTTCCAATTGGATTTGTGCCGCCGCCGCCATTTTCGTTACCTGGTGAAATAAAACATTCTTGCGCTGATTCGCTCCAAACGTAACCATTTATTGTGCAGCATTCAGCAGTAGCAGGTGCTGACACTCCCGTTTTAGCATCGATGAAATTGACCGTTCCATCATCATTAAATGAGTCAACTTGTAAGGCGCAGTTACCATCGATTCTAGCAGCAGGTGCATCAATGACTTTGATTAGTTCTGCATTGCATAGCTTCTCCCCGTCAAGCGTAAAGTTTTTTAAACTTAGCAGCTTCCAATATGCACCTTCGATATACAGGAAATCGTTGAACTTTAAATCATATATATCTGTAGCGTTCAGCGAAAAATTGGCGGTCATCAATCGGCTTTGATCACTATAGATTTCGTTCATCATACGTAGCCAGTACGTAGTAAACAGATATTTATTTGTGTATCCTCCTACCGCAGGCATTTCTAAATTGTCAGGGTAAGAATAGCCCCACCTTAAAGACTGAGTAGCTGTAGTTACTCCGTATGTATTGTATTCAGCAAAATATGGAAAGGTCGTACCCGCTGTACCTCCATAGTTAAATGTCGCTCCGTTGCCTATGTTTTGCAATCCGTTGTAATACGCAAGCACAGGCTTACAGGCTACAGATTCTTTAATGTAAATGCTCCCGTTGCTCCCGTCAGACCAAACCCAAAAAGCAGGACAAAGCACGTTAGGTACTTGACTTGTACCTGTATTTTGAATCCATGTATATATTTTTCTATTGCGTAAAGGCTGGAAAATATCGCTCGTTTCCATTTCGCCTGTAGAAAAATCATTGTCTTCGTTCTCAAATATGTACGTTCCTTTTACTCGTTGGTTATGGTGCTGATACCATTGATTCAAAAAGTCATCGCCTTCGCCGTCTGCAAACGTGATTGATTTTTTTTGATACTTAGTCGTTGGCTCAATCGTTACGCTGTCTGCGTCTACTTTGTTTGTCCAATCCTTTTTTTCTCCTGAGTCCCACCAATCATTCCACGGCTCAACATATATAGTGCCTACTGAATCTCGATCAGTAACCATGCGTAAGTTAAACTTTTCGAATATGGCTTTTAACCACTTATCGACGGTTACATCATTTGGAAAATTAGCAGACACATCGACAAAACCAACTGACCCTGAGAAATTAATGAGGTTAAAAAACGATTGCCCATTAGTGACATCTGATGTAATCTGTACTGTATCAAACGAATTGTTCGAAAGAGCAGAAACAGAAACCACATCCCCCGCGTTTAAGTCTAGCCAGTATTGATGATCAACTGTGTTTACTACCGTTGGGTCACAATAAATTGGATAGCTCGTGGCATTCCCTCCGTTTACTTGCATACGCACTCTAACTGTAAAGTCAGTCGAACTAGTGGTTGCAATTGTTCTAACGAATAAGCGTGTAGCTAAAAGGTACGAACCGTCATAGGGTGCTGTAAATACTCCGTTAGTTACTAGCCCGTCAGGGTCATAGTAGGGACTACCCGTTTCATAATCGAACACAAGGCTTTGCCATATTCCCGCTTGAGCAATCGGTATATCATAAGCAGTAGTTAGCCCTGTACGAAATCCGTATGTAGCCCTTGATTTTACGCGCTCTGTTTCCGTTGCAAGAAACATATAAATCTTCTGAAAGTCTGCGCTATCAAAAAACGTGCTGTTGTATACAAAGCCTGCGTATTCAAAAATGTATTTAATTAGGTACTGTATACGTATGGCAGGCTTAAAGTTTTTAGCTGCTAAGGATTGAGTATAGTTGCTGTTGTTATCCATACCCGTGCCAGGGCCAGCGTATGTAAAGCCTGTACTCGTTCCTTCGTTGTTTGCGTTGTTCGTTGCGTTTAGGCCGTAGTCAGCGAGAGGATAAACAATGACACCATTTCCTACGTTACCTGACGTAACATCATTCGTTAGAGTCCAACTGTCGATTATGTTTGTCCACGTTAGACTGTGATCTAAATCAGTATCTACCGTTCCTGCCTCTGTAATAAACAGTTGCTCCCACGATAAGTCTTTAATCGTCTCAAACAGTTTAGCTAACTCTTCAAAAACTACTACGGTATACTCGTCTTCTGTTGCGCTCAACAGTTGCATGATACCTGACATTACCAAAATGCCGTTGTCGTAGACATCTACGTTAGTTCGCTTTGTTGCTTTAAACGTACCTAAGCTAACGTTGTAGTCGTAGTAGTACGAAAAGAACTTAAGGTTCTCACGAGTAGCAGGCAGCTTAAAATTGAAGCTGTAGGGCGTTCGGTTAGCAAAGGGATTTGCTAGGTCTTGGAAATGAAAGTTTAACTGAATCGGTACTTTAGGCGTGTCTAATTGTACCTGGTCGCTTCCGTCTTGAGAAGTAGCTATTAATTGTACCATTACCTAGTTGGTCGTAATCGTGAAATTTCTACCTGCACTTGATACGATGTCAAACCATCGCTAACTGATGTCTTGCGTTGAAACGATGTGTCGCTAACTGCAACTCGTACCGCTTTGTTTTTATCTGCTCCCGTAGAATTCGTGCCGTAGTCATTGCTGCCTGTCATGTATACGCGCTCACTATTCATTAGCGACATCATTAAGGGACTAAGAACTTCAGGATTTCCAAACGCCGTACTTAAACTAAAGGTTGTAGTCGTTATGATGTTTGATTGCGTCTTGCCTTCTTCGTAGCTGTACTTGTTGTAATCAACCCCGTTTCCGTTTGCATCATAGCTATTACCTCCAATTTGCCTATACTCCGTTCGCTTAATTGATTGGCTTAATTGCGACTTGCCATTGAACACTAAACTGTCTAGGCCGCCTTTGCTATTCCACCAATGCAACGTGTAAAACTCTCCTGCTTGTTGGAACTTGTTGCAGTCTAAACGCTCAAACCTATAGGTAGCTGATACTGCGTTACCGCCTGCTCCGTCTAATAGCGTAATCTCATAATGAGTCCAATTTAAATTGGCGGGATTAGCTGGTGATGATTGACCTGAATAGCCATTTAAATTCGCTGTACCTACACCTAAGTACAGTAGGCGTTCTGTATCTGCGCTTACGCTACTTGGTGGCACACCTCCATTGGCAACGCTATTTTCTATTTCAGTTGTACTTAATTGAGTTGCGTTGTTAAAGTATCGAATTCTAACATAGGTTGCAGTAGATGCGGAAGTATTGATAAAGGCTAAAGCTGCCCAATTCGTTTTGCCTGTGTCGTAAACTACGTAGTTTGTATATACGCCTGCTACCAATGGCGCATCAGAAAGAAACAAAGCATTAGAATCGTCGGGTATGTACTGTGCGCTGTCTGTCGTTTCAATTACCGTTGACGTAGGTAAGGTAAAATTGCCTGACACTAATTCCACAGTTTGATCTGTTGCAGGTAACAATGTAAGCACAGGCTCAAGTGAAGCACTAGCTGCGTACTGATAACCAAACCGCATTGTTACAGTCTTAAATGCAGACGTATTTGTACTAAGTAAATTGCTTGCTGATTGACCTAGAAACCATTTGTTTTCATCAGGCTTCACAAACTGCGCTGCAATAATTCGAGGATTAAATACTGCACAGTCTGCATTGTTAGGTAGCTGACGAAGAATAGCTTGTGGTACTCCTCCTACATTTACAGAGCAAGCATATCTGTATTTAGGCTCTCCTGTATTTGTGTCATCCTCTACCACGTAGATTAAATCATCATACGAACCGCGCAACCCTGTGCTTGTCTGATTTACGTTATATGCCATTATCCGATATTGTAAATGATTGTGTATTCCTTTCCAAAGTTGCTTTCAAAAAAGACTTGCAAATCGTTTGTTAAGGCTGTGCCTAGTTTTCGTTCTGCTTGTTTTTCGGTTTGGTCAAATGCTAGTGCGTAATAACCTGTTGGCTTAATGCCTGTCAAGTAAACGCTTCTTGCTATCCTTTGCGACATAGCATCGTAACTCAAAAACCTTCCTTTTTTATCTCTCCAGGATTGATTACTTATGCCTCGATCCGTTATCCATTTTCTAATAGCAGGCTTCAATGCTCCCTTCTTCCCTGTGCCGCTTCCAAATTGATATTCGCTGTTAGGTGCTTTTTCTGATGAAGCTGCGCCTTTAACTCCTTGCTCTACGAAATCCCAATAGGGGACGCTAGCACCAAAAGACAAAGTAATTCCCGTTGATGTTTCTAGTATTTCAAAGTCTAACGAATCTGATAAAGCACCCGTAACTACCTTGTCTTTTTCTGACAAAATGTTTCTTGCTCTT